AATAGTTATTGTGCGACATTTCACATATCCTAAAATGATGATAACTTATGCTTAAAATTTTTGCAAGTCGTAAATTTGGATATTGTCAAAATCAGCAACTTGATGTCTAAAGATCGGAAGAGTGTTTCTGAATAAAGAAGAGTTTCTAATCTTGATGGGACGTGATAAATTGCGACTACAAAAGTATCTTTTATGATTAAATGAAGAGACAAGGCCCTTAGTGACGTATTTAGCTACATAGTTAGCAACTCCATCGATATTGCCATCGAGTGGGGAAGCAGTGGATAATCCAGCACGGTATCCAGTGAGATTATATATGATGGTTCCCTGTTTGGTTTTATGGCCAGAATCTTTTAGACGACCACGAAAGTTAGCAAGAAGCGCATGGAAATGCACGGCACCATCCTTGTGGAGTTCAGGGATACAGATGTATTTAAGACCAGGACTTGTCTTGTCTCGTTGGTTTCGGAACCACTTGAGCATGACAAGTTTACAGTATGAAATATTGTATCTATCGTGTTTTTTAGGATCGAAAGTGAAGGTACAGAAAAGATCAAACTTGTTTGAATAGATGATATCTTTAATTGAAGTGCGAGAACGTCGCAAGGATCGGTAAGATGGTAGGATATCTTCATCGGATCGGACTTTACGCCGGGAACGATCGCAATCGGATAATGTATTTATAAGAGGTTGTTTGTAGATTATTACTTTAATCATTGTAGGATAAACCTTAGTTATATTTGATATGATTTGCACCTGCATATAGTACCTCCTGCATAAAAGTAGGCGTTAAGTGTCCTTATAATCGAGTAGGACACGTTAACGCCCACAGTTCCCTTTTGGGGCTTCGGGATTCTAAAATCGGCATGAATCCGTCAAGCCATACAGCATTGACTGATTCATTAAACCGATTTTATGAGCCAATTAAGCCCAAAAGGGAGATTATTCTTTAATAATTAAAGAGCTATCGTACGCGACCTTAGAAAGACCGTGAACGTAAATTTTTTCTGGATTCCCACTCCATCTGCCGAGATCGTCGCATAAGATATCATCACCGCGGATGAAATCATTGACAAGACGATTGGTGATCTTAGAACGACGGCAGTTGATCATGTATAGACACTGTTCCCTCAAATTCTTATCGAGACGGCCAAAAATCTGGGCGGTAGAAAAGACGAAACAATGGCGTTTGCGTAATTGAGAAAAACATCCGACAAGTTGAGAAATCAAAAGTTTTGTTTCCTTGTCTGGGGTATCCTTAGGAAAATAACTCTGGATCTCATCTATAAGGATGAAATTGATTATTTTATCATCGCGATTTATAGCCTCTAGGTTGTATATTGTATCAAATAATGATAGTTTGGTAATCTTTTCACCAAACCCTAGGTTAGAGAAGACGTGGTTGATTTTCCAGCCACTTTTGCTATATTGTTTGGATAAACGATCGAAATACCAAAGCATACTGGCAGTCTTTCCGCCACCTTGACTACCACAGAACATATAGTGACCATACGGGATCTCTTTTTTGATGGATTTTCCGCCAAAATGACGAGTTTTGAATAAACGACCAATAACAGAGTTATTGCGTTTATTGTTGACGTCAATCGGATCAAGGTTTACAACAGATTGAGTTTTTCGCATATCTTTTCCAAATAGTCAGCGATACGCTGCAAGTTCTTATCGATATTTTCGAGAGATACATCTTCAGATTGAATAAATTTCATATTAAATAGACACTTTCTTACCAGTTAAATTAAAAATTTTATTTGAAATCATAAAAGCTAAAATACCTGTCAAGGCGGTTTGAATAGAACCAAAGACAGCAGCAGCGTCAAAAGGTAAACAACATGAGATAACATGTAAAACTTCTCCAACAACATTGTTAAATACAACCATTATAATTAAAGATAAAAGATTAGTTAAGGCAGTCATAAAGACAGCAGAAATACCGATAATGAAAGCCCATTTTATTCCATTGACAATAAGATCACCCATTAAACATGATTCCTTCCTATACCATTAAAATCATCAGAATTAAGCCATCTGATAAAGAAACCAAAAATCAACATCATACTGGATATACCAAGGACAGGAGTCAAAATAGACCGTACATTGTCTGGAAACCATGGACAATAAGTCGCATCCGGTTTGTTAAGCATTTTGCCGATGGTAGGGATCGGTTTGCAGCCACCACTGGTAAAGAGACCAAAGAGACCAGAGAACGGATTGAAGGCAGTGAAGCTGAAGAGATTGCCAAGCTTAGATGATTGATCATTTCCCTTATTTTCACGATCTTTTTCCTCTTTTTTCTCTTGATCGTGTTGATCCTTTTGCTGCTGAGTTTGCGCATTAACGGCATCAGTGGTTGCTTTTTGTTGCTGAAGACTCTGTTGATTCTCCCGGTGAATCATGTCAAAAGTGTTGGTGATTTTTTGAGAAATCTCAGAAGTAGAACCAGAAATAGAAGAAATTTTGTCACCAACATTTTTCAATTCAGAAGTAACAGATTGAGAACCATCACCACGTTGGACCCAGGAAGAAATGGAGTTGATAGTAAGCCAATAGCCACGATTAGCAGAAACAGCAGGAGACATAATAGGTATAGGAGATTTAGCAGTAGGACCGCCGATCACAAAATCAGATGGAGTGTTAACTCCAACATATTTACCAATAATCTCAAAAGTTCTTAAATGGCCACCATTATAATCGACCGAGGAAGTAAGACGCTGCGAGACAGGTTCAAAGTCACCGTTTTTCTGAAGTTGAAGAATAGTAGGAAGATCAGAACCAGAAGCACCACGGATCGTCAAAATAATCTGCATAAAGCTACCTTTAACGGCCCACATAGTCTCGCCACATCCACCAATACGGATAAAACCAACTGAATAACCAACATTAATATTAGAAGACCTATCCCAGTTACCGTAATCAACGATTTGAGTGCCATTAGTACGAGCGACACGTACACAAGGGGTCGAGTTCCAACCAACTAAATCAAGATTAGATGGAACAAGATCAAGAGCATGAGTCGGAATTGATTGAGAGATAGAAAATAAAAGCGAAAAGAAACAGCATAAAGCAGCTAAAAACGACTTTTTGAAGCATTTCATTATCTCCTCCTAATCCCCATAAACATTTTATAAATAACAGTAAAGAAACCTAGGACGATTATAGTAGACGGAAGAACAAAAAATGCCTGGATGGATCCAGGAACAAAATATTGACCGGGATAATTGTAAGAACAACTGGAAGAATAGTGCGACGTATCGGCATGATCAATCTGAACCCAATCAAAACCATTTAAGGCGTAAGTATCCTGAGAACCGTATTTTCTAGCGGAAATTAAGGATCCGCCAGAATAGACTTGAATACAATCATATCCGGATGGTAATTTAAACATAAAATTAATCTCTCCTAAATAAAGAAATAACCCAGCTAATAACTAGAACGTAAGCAAATGGTTGCAAGAACCAGGCTAAAGTATCAACTGTGGCTTGTGCTAAAACTTGCATAATAACTTAAAACTCCATAATTTAGCCCCTCACCCTCGGGGAACTTGCATAATGCAGTTCCCCGGATGAGGGAGCAGTTAGATCCCGCGGAAGAGACCGATGGCCCAACGGACTACATAGAACAAGAATCCGACGAGCACAGCGACCGCAACGATAGGAAGGACCGCTTCAATGACACTCTGAAACTTAGCTAAGGTCAGAGCGTCTGAAAGACCAGTGATATTCATGGCTGTGACGGCTGGTGCAGCAGGCATGGTGCACCCCTTTCATATTTATTAACGTTTGTAATCTCCACGACGATCAAGCAAATTATTTTTGACTCGAGTCATCCAAGAGCGTTGAAAGTTCTTGAGAAAGACTTTAATCTCTGGATGACGCATGAGCGTATTGTCGACAGCACGTGGACCTTCAAGAAGTCGGATCTGGTCCAAAAGCGTAATACAGTCGATGTATACACTGTAGTCATCAAATTCAGGAGTATTACTCAACTGAATTTTCATACTATACCTCAAGTTGTTCAAATGCATTAAGGAAGCCAAACATCTCTTGCTGATTCACGAAGATTCGTTTTGAAAAGCCGTTAATAAAGGCTAAATCGAGATAGAAATAGTCAGTTCCCTCTTTGGATTTTCCCCTCTTGACTGATAGAGTTGAGATGGATTCGATTAAGTTGATATTTTCATAATCTGCTAATTTTTTCATGCAGATATACTCCTGTTTAGTTTACTTGACGGGACTGGAAAATGTTGTCTAATAGTTATTGTGCGACATT